CGCATAGAAGGCATGACCTCGAGGCCAAGGATAGCCTCTTCGATGTCACCTACAACAATTTCATCACGGGTCGTAGGGACAACTACGTTCTGGATGTAACGGGATACAGTTTCGGACCAGCTTTCACGGCGTTGTTCATCTTCAAGCCACCGTGCATAACGAGAGGTGTGAATGAAGGCTTGGTAGTCAGTTGGAAGGTGGTTGCTCATCGCATTCCTCTTTTTTGTTTATCTTCTGGTAGCCATACAAGTCGGTCAATATCATGGCGGTTAATACCAATATCAGACAGTTCCTTGTCGGTCAAGCTATTAAGCTCTTTAATGACCTTGCGGTGTGCTCTCCATGTAAGGAGGTATTTCCAGTAGCGTTCAAACCAAGTCATTAAGGTCCACCTTTGGGTAGTTGGGGTTTTTCATAATCTTTCCATCTTCTCGTCGTTTAATCGAACCATCTGGTTGGATACAACGACCAATATTATTCTTATGCACCCTGTAGACAGCCTCAGTCAAGTCCCACCCCTTAGCGAGAGCATAACCATAGGTAACATATACAAGGTCAGCAAGCTCTTTTAGTTGCTCTGTGGTGGTGTCTTGAAGATACTCAGAGTGCCACTCCCCATGCTCTTCTGCAATCAGTGCTGCATACAGTGCAGGGTTTGGTAGCTGTTGGGTGATACGAGAAAACTCCCTTACCATCCACAGGGGGTTATTTTCACTAAGGGGCTTAGGTTCATCCTCTGCACTATAGTATTCGTAGCCCATCTGATTAAGTTCTTCAGCAGTAATCATTGAAGTCTCCCATAAAACTCTGTGGGCTTAGTGTCCCCAGTTACGTCAAACAAATACCAGCAACAGTTATCCTTGCCAGTATTCTTACTACCCTCAATCCACTTTACCCTGCCAACAGATACAATCTTAGAGCAATAGGTCATTAAAGTGGCTGACTGTTTGGTGTGCATCCAATCCGCATCAAATAGGAGCCAAGTCGGGGCAATCTCCATCCAGTGCTCAATAAATGGGTGCAGTATTTTTCTATCCCACGGGGGGTTCGTGATAACATAATCTGCAACACCTTCAGGAAGGTATATATCTAGTGCGTCATTCTGATAAATTCCCTCTGCCCTAGGTTCAATATCAGACATAAAGATACACTGAGCATTCCCATCAGTAAGGTGTCCCAGATGAGCCACCAACCGACCGTCACCAGCACAAGGTTCGATATAATCAAACGTGCCATAAGGCAGGTGGTCGATCAGTGGCTCCACAGCTTCGATAGGTGTGGGGTAGTAGTCCCTCTCAACCCTATCAAACGCAGACCGCTTACCCATTGTCGTCTACCTCCAGAGGTTCGATATTATTCTTGAAGTAGTTAATAACGTCATAGGCTTCGTCAAGAGTTTCATACCAAAAATTCATGGAACCAAGTTTGCCACCAGTTTGCACATGGGCGACAATCATATAATTCCAGTCATCAGGGATGCCCATCTCATACAGGTCTTCCTCTGGGAAGTCATCACTACTAAAGGGGCCATCTAAGATACCCCAGATTAGTATCTTACTCTCTGTCGTGTCGTCCTGCCCAGAGACCTCGTTCGTAAGCCTGAGTGACCATCTCTTGAGTGTCTTGCTTACACTGAGCAATAGTTGCCCAAATACGATGCGCACTCTCATGGTTGTTAATTTCCTCTGCCGTATAAGGCATAGCCTTGATTGATGGTACCATATCAAAAAGTTTCACTGAGCCACTCCTTTGGGACTTCTTTATCAGCATAAAGAAAACCGTATTTGTTGCACCAATCTCCATAGGAACTCTTTGCCCCCTTATTCAACTTAGCCTTAGAGTTACTAAAGACAAACCTTATGTCAAACTCAGGACATTGTTCCTTAATTAAAAGGTGCTTCTTCCTATCAGCAGCGGTAAACCGACCCTTAGTCTCCACAATGATACCGTTAAAAAGAATGAAGTCTGGGGTGTATTTCCTTAGTTCGTCTACATGATAAGTAATCTTCATAGACTCGTAAGTAAACTTTACCCCAGACCCCTTCAACTGATCAGAGATTTTATCCTCTAAACCAGAACGGTAACCATGCTTCAACCCTCTCGCTTTTGTGGGGGTTGCCATAGCTCTCCTTCTTTTCGCCTTAGCCACAACAGCCTAGCATTCTCAACTACACGTTCAATGTCACCACCATAAGCCTTCATAACAGAATCCCAGAGGTCTTGCTCATCCTTGGCGTCCTCTAGTATTTTCTCTGCCTTAGCAGGTCCAATACGATAGAGACCAACAATGTTATCAGCATTATCCCCAGTCAAGATTTGTTTGTAGAAGAACTTCAAACCACCAAAGTCATCAACTGTATACCACTCATCACGACCGAAGTTATAGTGGCGACAGGGAATTTGCAGCATATCTTTGTCAATAGAGGCAACGATAGTAGATGGTCCATATCGTGTCGCCTCAATAGCAATAAGATCGTCTGCTTCTTCCCCATCACTAACAATAGCACCCCACTTTTTAATCAGGTGCTCCCTAACATCAGTAAGGTGTATCGGTTTGGCAGTATCCTTACGATTGCCCTTGTATTCGTAAGATTTTGCAATATCAAACCGAAAGTTTCCCTTACCTGTCAGGTAGACCTGATACTCATGTGGGGCTGCGACAAACAAGGTTCGTTGTAGGATCGTGTTGATTAACTCGTCTACCTTGTCTATCGCAGCTTTCAGGGATTTATCCTGTGCGTGGAATGCTGACCGATAGGCCACGATGTCACCGTCGATCAGCACTTTCGTCACAGTGTTTCACCCCACACCATTGTTCCATCGTTTTTGGAGAAGCCTACATCTTCAACGTAGTCATAACCTGCGCCAAGAAGAAAATCTCTCATTGCACTGGCAACCTGTTCCAAGGTGTATACATCGTCACGAGATACACGAACACTACCACCGATACCATCATCTTCCTTGTCGAAGTATGCTTCGAGATCAATACGCATTAAGCAGCTTCCTCTTTACTAAACAGGTTACGATATGGGCCATCATTGCCACCAGAGTTACTTTCGTAAGCTACATGGTCAGTAACAGCGATACCCATTACACGAACACCAGCACCATTTGCGTAGGTCTGGAACTGAACAATGGCCTTAGAGCCATTACCGATTAGTCCATCTTCCTCAAGGCTCCAGTCACGTTTATTCTCAATCCCATTTGTAAGGTTGAGGACAGTGATTGGACCACCATAGTTTACTACTTGTGTTCCACCCTTCCCCTCAAACTCTTTGATGTCGTCAATAACTTGACGTTTCATCTTCATAAACTTACCAATGCCATATCCCGAATTACCCTCAAGAATACGCTGCGAGTTCATTGGGGACGGGTCAAGACCCTCGGACAGTAGCTTATCAATCTGAGCTTCGTCAGTGAAGTAAGCATTTACTACATATTGACCACCCTTCTTGTGGATAGCTTGTGCTGCACGAGGCCCGTCAGGGTTACCCATATCAGCATTTTCTGGGAAAACCCGTGCCCATTCGAGCACCATTTCCATGTTGTAAGTAGGCATGTTCATCTCCTTTTGCCTAGTAGGTATATACTATATAGGGGCTTTTTTCGTGTTTTGTCAGTTCACGAAATGTTACAATAGTTAGTGAATTGCTGCATATGTGTTACCGAATTGAACATCTGTCCCTAGAGGAACATTCAACGACAACTTAGTATTCAGCTTACCGACAGCTTCCTTCATAATCCGTGTTGTATACTCCTCATCTCCGATCTTGGTTAAGACAATTACCTCGTCGTGGAACTGGCCTATGGTCTGCAAACCATTCTTACGACACATAGCAACCCAACTGTCAAAGCAGAACACACCAGTGCCTTGGTTCAAGGTAGAGAAGCGATCCTTGTCAGAACGCAACTGATACCAAAACTTACTAACTGGGTTCTGCAACCACATAGTCCCAAATAGTTCCCGAACACGAAGACCACCTGCGATCTTCTGGATAGCCCAATTACGGTCCCAGAAGGCATTCAGTAGCTTCTTTGCATCCCTTTCAGACATACCAGTCTCACGAGCCAGTTTAGGTGCTCCTACGCCGTATGTGGCACTGTAGTTGACAACCTTGTAAGCCTTACGCAACTTCTTAAGATCAGGACGCTTACCAGCATTGTAATCGTCAATCTCTTGTTGTGTCACATCCCCAGCAAACTTAGCCAAGTCGAGGTGTGGGTCAAACCCTTCACGAGACATCTCAGCTACATAGTCAGGGTCCAGAGGCTTCATATAGTGTCGTTTAGTAGTATCCTCCAGAGAGGTCATATCAGCCCCACAGAGGGTGTATCCTTCGGGGCATGTAAGCACCCCACGGATAACATCACCATATGGCTTATCGACTGACGGTAGGTTCACCAGAGGCTTTGCATGACGGAAGCGTAAAGTATTAGTAAACCCAGCCACCTCTGCCTTTAGATACCCATCTGGTGAGACACTTTCGAGAAAAGATTTAAGAATGCCAGCACGGTGAGTAAGCACAGTAAGACCATCCAAGATGCCAACAGCGGGGTCCACGTCAGCGAGGTCAAGAACGCTTTCACAGAGTTCACCATCCTTACGAACCTGTTCGATCTTTCTTTCATCTCCAGTTACCTTATCACGAAGGAACTTCCAAGTCTTAGGCTTCCAGCCAAGGCTATATAGCCAATCCTTTACTTGGTCGTTCGAGTTAGGGTTTGCACGTTCAGTCCCAGTAACCACAGTCATTTGTTCTGCGGAGATTGGCATCTTATTCTCTGCACAAAGTGCGGTCCATCGTTCACCATGACTTGAAAGAGAACCATCCTTCTTGTGCATGACTTTTGGTTTAGTCCGAACAGCCGTTAGAACACGCCGTGGCATGGCATCTGCTAGTTGCTCTTCCTTCTCCTGCTTAAGTTTCATAATCTCGTCGTAGGCGGCTTGTGTGCGTTCTACGTCAAGTTTCCACTGGAGGGCTTCCTGTTCACGAGCACAGTCCATCTTGAAGGACAGGTACTGGATAAAGCGGTCCATATCACCTTCGTCTTGATAGAGCTTGTTTAGCTTATGCCATAGGTCTTTCCATAGCCGAGAGTTGATCTTAACGTCCTCAGAGCATCGGTGAGCATACTCTTCATACGTCAGGCTGTTCCAGTCCTTGATAACTGGTTTAGGGACACCATAGTCCTCCCCATAGCCCTCAAGGCCATGCTTAGGACGGTCGAAGTTAAGATACCACGACAGAGCAAGAGTATCGACTAGTTTAGCTTCCACCTTGATCCCCAGAATCTTTTCCACTGCGGGGATGTCAAAGCGGATAATATTATGGCCGATAAGAGTGTCAGCCTCTGTGAAGAACAGACGCATAGCCTCGTAGTCGCTAGTATGGTGAACCTGACCATCGTTACCCATCCAAGCAAGGACATGGATTTTGGTCATCTCATCTAAAAGACCGTCAGTCTCAATGTCGAATACTGTCATAGAACCTCTCTCAAAGTAAACGTCTCAGTATTGAACCGCATCTTACCAGCTTGGCCTACCTCACCAGTGGGACGGTTCTTCTCGACGTGTAGGTGTGTAGTATTACGTTCTTGCATGTCTGTCGAGTCCTTATCACGTTGTAGGTTGACGATAACAGATGCACGTTGACCGATCATACGACAATACTTGAAGTCTCCATTGTCGTTAGTATGACCAATACTTACTATACCAACGTTAAGCTCTGCCGCCAGCTTAGACAGACGGACAGACAAGTCTGCAAGCATCTGTTCCTTACTCTCATCAGAGGACCCTACGATCACATCTTGGATAGGTTCGAAGAAGACATAACGAACACCACAAGCCTGACTAAAGTAACGGATTTGGTCGCACAGTTCTTCTGCACCTTCACCATCCTGTAGGTAAAACTGGTAGAACAGTTCATCCTTAGTCAGACGTTTGATAGCATCAACCACATCGACTTCCCGTCCCTTATCCTCAATAAGATCACGTCTGGTCACGTTATCATTCAACTCATACGACACTAGACCCAATAAGGATCGTAGCTTAGTTTCCTCAAGGTGCCATGCAGCAATTGGGATACCTTTCTTCAACAAGGTAAACTCTAGATACCGCATCAGTTCTGTCTTACCGATACCTGTAGGTGCCTTAAAGACAGTGAAGTGACCCTGCATAAGACCAAGAATTTTGTCGTCAAGGTCTTGGATGCCAGTGGGAACATATAGGTGGTTAGGTGTATCCTGATAAAGTTTCAGGAACTGGTCAGAAGTGTTCAGGATGTTCTCTGGTGTATACTTCTTGGCATTAAACCAAGCACCTTTGAACTCTTGGATAGCACCAGCCTTTAGGAACTCATTAGCATCCTTATACTTGCTATGATCCACCCGATAGACTTTATTAGGAAAGAGTTTGGCAATCTTAGCTGCAACCTCGTTACCAGCCTCATCATTGTCGATGGACAGGATAATCTGCTCGAAAGAGTTTACCCAATCAAAACACTTGTCCCAGAGCTTCTTAGAGGGCGTAGCAGAGGGTAACGACACAACAGGGTTGATGTAGCTACTCTTCATCATCTGTGCCACTGAGAGGGCATCCAGTTCGCCCTCAGTGATGGTCAGCTTCTTAGCACTACCAGCAGTGAACATATTCATACCGAACAGTTCGTCACCCTTGAAACCAGCCTTAGCGTAGAAGCCTTTCTCTGGTAGGGTTCGGACCTTAATTCCACCGGAAGGGTATACATACTCTTGTCGGTCAGGGTAGGTCTTAACCCCAAAGTCTTCCATAGTCTGTGCAGTGATACCACGCATAGGGGTGTATTTTCCACTGTCGGGGGCTTCTATCCGTTTGGGGGTGTATGTATCGAATACATCTGTCACCATGCTCTTTCCTTTTGTTGGGTATTTTTCTGCGGCCCACTCGAATGTCTTCTCACGAGATGGATACGACCTGCTACATGCGTGGCACTTCCCAAAACCATCAGTATTGTAACTGAAAGCATCAGAAGAGCCACACGCAGGATATGGACAAGGTTGATGTGCAATATCTGAC